TGACATCCCAGTCAACCTCTACGCCATCAACCTGTCACCCTCGGGCACAGGTAAGGGCTTCTCCACCTCGATCATCGAAGACGAGGTGATGCACCAGTTTCGTGAACGCTTCTTGGAGGAGACCTTCCCTCTGATGGCGGAACGCAACTTGCCTCAGATCGCCCACAAGCGGGCTGTGCGCAAGAACAGCGATCCAGATGAAGAACTGGTGCGGGTGACCAAGGAGTTCGAGAGTCTGGGCAACCTGCTCTTCAGCTTCGACTCGGGCACCAGCCCTGCCGTGAAGCAGATGCGTCACAAGCTGCTGATGGCCAACGCTGGCTCGGTCAACCTGGAGATCGACGAGATCGGCTCCAACCTCATGAGCAACACCGAGGTGCTGACCACGTTCTTGGAGCTGTACGACAAGGGCAAGGTGAAGACCAAGCTGGTCAAGTCCACCTCCGACAGTCACCGTCACGAAGAAATTCGTGGCTGCACCCCGACCAACATGATGTTGTTCGGCACCCCATCCAAGCTGTTCGACGGTTCCCAGACCGAGCAGCAGCTGATGGAGATGCTGGAAACGGGGTATGCACGTCGTTGCCTGTTTGGCTACCTCAAGAAAGCTTCGAAAGACCTGAACGTCACGGCACAGCAAGTGTTCGACGTGATGACCAGTACCCAGAACAACCAGTTTCTCAGCGATCTCGCTGACAAGCTGGAGTCGCTAGCGAACATCATCAACGCCAACAAGAAGTTGGTCATGAGCAAGGCCACGGCCCTGCTGATGATCGAGTACAAACTGCAATGCGAGCGGGCAGCCGAAGAGCTGGGCGAACACCACGAGCTGCAAAAAGCCGAGCTGAGCCATCGCTACTTCAAGGCGCTGAAGCTGGCTGGAGCCTATGCCTTCGTGGACGACAGCCCGGAGCTGACGGAGACACACCTGTACAACGCCATCAAACTGGTGGAAGAGTCGGGTGAGGCTTTCAACCGCATGCTGGCCCGTGACCGTCCCTACGTGAAGCTGGCCAAGTATCTGGCCAACATCGGCATCGAGGTCACTCAGGCTGATCTGGTAGAAGACCTCCCGTTCTACAAGGGGTCTGCGAGCCAGAAGCAGGAAATACTGACCCTGGCCATCGCCTACGGTTACAAGAACAACATCATCATCAAGAAAGCGTTCAACGATGGGATCGAGTTCTTGCGTGGCGAGTCGCTGAAAGAAACCGACCTGAGCAAGATGATCGTAAGCTACTCCGGCGACATCACAGTCGGCTACAACAACGACTATGCCCCGTTCGATCAGCTCACCAAGCTCACCCAGAACCAGGGACTTCACTGGGTTGCCCACCACCTCAAGGACGGCTACCGGAATGGTGACAACTACATCCCGGGCTTCAACATGGTGGTAATCGACGTGGACGGTGAGGTCAGCCTGAGCACGGCCAAGCTGCTGCTGAAAGACTACAAGGCGCTGTACTACACCACCAAGCGTCATCAGGTGTCAGACGGCACCAATCCACCGGTTGACCGGTTCCGCATCATCCTGCCGACCAACTTCGAGCTGAAGCTGGACGCCAAGGATTACAAGGAGTTCATGGCGAACCTGTACGAGTGGATGCCCTTCAAGGTGGATGACGCCACGGGTCAGGTAGCTCGCAAGTGGCTGAGTCACAACGGTCACTACGAGTACACCGATGGTCAGCTGCTAGATGTGCTGCCTTTCATTCCGAAGACCAGCAAGAACGAGGATCGGAAGAACCAGATGAACACTCTGCACTCCATGGACAGCCTGGAGCGTTGGGTGATGGCGAACACTGGCGACGGCAACCGGAATAACCAGTTGCTCCGCTACGCATACATCCTGGTGGACACCGGCCACGACTATGAGACCATTCGTCAACGGGTGCTGAACCTGAATGACAAGCTCGCAGACAAGCTGGACGAGGTGGAGATCATGAACTCAATCATGGTCACCGTAGGCAAAGCACTGGTGAAGAAAGCTCAAGCAGCTACTCATCCGTGATCAATGGGTCTTCTTCGGAAAACTCTTCTCCATTAGAATCAGCCGCCCTCCGGGCGGTTGGTGAAAATCCAAAGGAACCTGTGCAATGTCCCAAGTTCAAGTGAACGACAACCTCGTGTTGCTCGTAGGCAAGTCCGCTACCGGCAAATCCGCCAGCCTGGCCCAGCTGAAGAACCCCGAGGGGGTGATGTACCTGAACTGTGAGGCCGGTAAGAAACTGCCGTTCCGCTCCAAGTTCAAGGAGTTCACCATCACCGATCCGCTGCAAGTGTACGAAGCGTTCGATCACGCTGAGACCAAGCCGGAAATCCACACCATCGTCGTCGATTCGCTGACTTTCCTCATGGAAATGTACGAGTCGGTGTACGTCATCCCGTCCACCAACACCATGCAGGCATGGGGCAACTACGCCCAGTTCTGCAAGAACCTGATGCAGCAGTACGTGGCACGTTCGACCAAGAACGTGATCTTCATTGCCCACACCAAGTCAGACATCAACGAGTCCGAAATGGTCATGGAGACCTACGTGCCGATCAAGGGTGCCCTCAAGGGCGTGGGCCTGGAATCCTTCTTCTCCATCGTGATCGCCAGCAAAAAGGTGCCGATCAAGTCCTTGAAGGACTACAGCAACTCGATGCTGAATGTCACCCCGGAAGACGAAGCCCTGGGCTTCAAGTACGTCTTCCAAACCAAGCTGACCAAGGACACCGTGTCCGAACGTCTGCGTGGCCCCATGGGTCTCTTTGCTAACAATGAGACCTACATGGACAACAACATGCAGATGGTTCTCGACCGTCTGCACCAGTACTACAACTGACCCACCCATCCCTCCTAATACAAGGAAAACATCATGTCCCTGCTCTCCGGACTTACTACCTCCAACGACATCGCCGCTGAAAAAGACAGCGTAGGCGGTGGCGGCGTTCTGGACTCCAACGTCTATAACTTCACCGTCAAGCTGGCCTATCTTCAGAAGGCTGCCAGCGACGCCCTGTCCCTCGTGGTTCACCTGACCACCGAAAACGGCAAGGATGTGCGTCAGCAGTTCTGGATGACCTCCGGCAAGGAGAAAGGCTGCAAGAACTACTACGTGGACAAGAACGGCGACAAGCAGTACTTGCCGGGCTTCAACATGGCCAACAACCTGTGCCTGCTGACCGTGGGCAAGGAAATCAGCCAGATGGAGACCGAGACCAAGGTGGTCAACATCTACTCCAAGGAAGCCTCAGCTGAAGTGCCGACCAACGTGGAAATGCTGACCGAACTGCTCGGAAAGCAAGTCCTGGGTGGCCTGATCAAGCAGATCGTGGACAAGACCGCCAAGGACGCTACCGGTGCCTACCAGCCGACTGGCGAGACCCGCGAAGAGAACGAGCTGGACAAGCTCTTCCGTGAACGCGACGGCAAGACCACTGCTGAAATCCTGGCTCAAGCACCCGAAGCGGTGTTCATCGAAACCTGGAAGAAAAAGTGGGTCGGCCAAGTGCGTGATCGCGCCACCAAGCAGGCTGGCACTGCCGGTGCTCCGAAAGCTGGTGCAGCTTCAGCTGGTGGCACTACCAAGCCGCAGAACAGTCTGTTCAGCTGATTGCTGACGGTCTGACCTGAAATAGCCCCCATCCCGGGGGCTATCTCTTCATCACACCCCCAAGGAAACCGCAATGTCCGATACCCAAGAGCTGAATGGTGCTGCTCAACCGGAAGCCGCTCAAGAGCAGCAACCGATCACGCTGGAGACTGCCGATCAGGTGGTCTACCACATGGCCAACTGGCACAACAACCGCATGGGCCAACTGCTCCACGCCATGAACTGCCCCGATGACATCCCCATCGAGGTGACCGACCACAAGACTGGTGAAGTCTTCGAGCTGAATCAGGAACAGCGAGTAGGCTTCCGTGCCGGCCTGTCCATAGCTCAGAGCATCTTCGAGCAGTTCCCGATCCAGATGATTCCGGCTGAACAGGTTGAAGAGCCTGTAGCCCCGGAAGTTGAAGGCGAGGTACAACAAGATGTCTAAGGCAATCCAGTGCATCGGAACCAAGATAGTTAATCTGGAGCCGATGACTCGTGCTCAGTACAACGCTTTCCGTGGCTGGGAACTCCCTGCCAATGAAAACGGCGACGATGCTGGTTATCTGGTTGAGTATCTGGATGGTGGGGCACCGAACACCCCCCACTATGCGGGCTACGTTA